CGAATGGGAAGGGCACTCAAAGCTCGGCGTGCCGAAGAAACCGGAAGAGTACAAATTCGAGCGGCCGAAGCTCGCCGATGGCATCCCCTACGATGAAGAGGGCGAGAAGGCGCTTCGCGTCGCGCTGCACAAGGCGAAGGTCGGACAGAAACAGGCGACGCGGATCTACAACGACATGATCGCGCTCCGCATCGGCGAGGCGACGAAATCGATCAACGCATCGAAGGAAGCGAAAGACGCAATGGATGCCGAGCTGCGCAAGACCTACGGCGCGGCCGCATCCGTCGAGGTCAACCGCGCCGGGCTTGCGATCCGCTACATGGCCGAGAAGGCCGGCATCATTGCCGCCGGCGACACGGAAGAGCAGATCAAGGCGAAGATCGGCCAGTCGGTCGATGGCTTGTCGGCCGCGATCGGCAACGCGAACGCGGTCAAGATCATGGTCTGGGTCGCCAAGCAGCTCGGCGAGGACGCGATCGCCGGCGGCAATGAGGCGGGCTTCTCGGCTGGGCCGTCCGCGGCGCGCGCTGAGATCGCGAGCTTGTTGTCGAAAAAGGAATTCACCGACGCGTATTACACCGCGTCGCATCCCGGCCATGCCGAAGCGGTCAAGCGCATGACGCGCTTGAACGAGCAGGCCGCGCAGACTTGACAGTGACGCCGCGGCCATCGCTTTCCTGCTGACGGCGCGTTCCGCGCGTCACCCTCCTGCTGGCCGAAACGGCCGCCCACACTTCCCCGGGCGGCCGTTTCATTTTTGCCCTCTTGACACGCACGCCGCGGCCATCGCTCCCGTGAAGTCCTTCCGGGGATCGTAGGACGTGATTCGTCCGCGCGTCCGGTGATGGCGGATACAGCCGCTCGAGTGGCCCACGTTACGGGCAAGGCCGGGTCCGTGCCACGCGGCAGCGTGAGCCAGAAACGGGGATCCCCACCGAAAGCAAGCACGTCGCAACGCTATCGGAAAGGACCCTCGGCCCATGAGCCAGGAAGACGAAATCCCGAAACATTATCAGTCTCAATTCACTCAGAACGTCGCTCATCTCGTGCAGAAGGGCGGCTCGCTCTTGTTACCCTTCGTCGACGCCAGTGGCGCCTATATGGGCGAGTCGGCCGAAGTCGTGAAACAGTTCGGCGCGACGAAAGCTCGCCGCGGCGACAACACGAGGCACGGCGACACGCCCATCATGTCGACCCCGCGCGATCAGCGTTGGGTCATTCCCGAGAACATCGATTGGGGCGATCTGTTCGATCGCAACGATCTGATGAAGATGCTCATCGATCCCACCAGCCCGATCACAAAGGCCGCGGTGATGGCGATGGGCCGGGAAACCGACGTCACGATCATCAACGCGCTCTTCGGCGATGCGAAGACCGGCAAGGGCGGCACCGCGACAACCGCGTTCCCGGCGATTTCGCAGAACGTCGGCATCCAGGTCGGCATCACGCCGGCCGCGGATACCGGCATGAACGTCGGCAAGATCATCCGCGGGCGTCGCCTGTTGCGTGCGCAATATGCCATCCACCCGATGGATCCGATCATCGTGGCCGGCGGATCGCGGCAGGAAGAAGAGCTCTTCAACTACGATCGGTTCGTGAACACGCGCTACCGCCGTGAAGCGGTGCTCGAGGACGCGGACTCGAACGAGTTCTTCCGCTGCAAGTTCGTGTGGCTCGAGGAGATGCCCACGGATCCGGCGGACGCGACGATCCGTTGGTGCGCAATGTTCCCGCAAAGCGCGATCCACTTCGGACGCTGGAACGGCGGCATGCAGACGCATCTCGCCCGCAATCCTCAGAAGAAGTTCAACTGGCAGCTCTACATGCACGAGACGCAAGCGGCCACGCGAACCGAGGAAAAGAAGGTGGTCCGCATTCTCTGCAAAGAGGCGTAACAGCGGGCGTGGCGGGCGGTTGAGACCGCCCGCCGGCGCCGGAAAGGAAGTAAGGTTCAATGAAGCGTCTTATGTCCAGCGTGGCACCGCTCGCCATCATTTCCGCCACGCAGCAATACGCGACCATGATGGCGGTCGCGACGCGCTACGGATCCGCGTATCCGGATCCCAGCGTGCAGCCGGCGGATCCTCTCCCGCACGAGAAGGTCCGTGGGCAAGTGCATGTCTTGCGGTCCATCATCACGGTCGACACGACCGACGACAATGGCAGCAAGTATTACCTGGGCAAGATCTGGTCATCCGCCCGTGTGCTGTTGGGACCGTCGACGATCAGGGCCGACGCGACCGGGCTCACGGGCATCGCCGATTCCGACATCGGCGACGCGAACGATCCGGACGGGCTCGCGGACGGCATCGATCTGTCGGCGGCGAACGCGGTGAAAAGCCCACTCGCGGCCGTCACCGTGGCGGAAGCGAACGATCCGATCTGGAAGATCCTCGGCTACACCAGCGATCCGAATACGGAGCTGCTGCTGTATCTGACGGTCAAGGATGACGCCGACGCGACGTGCGTGTTGGTGCTCGAGCTCCACTACACGATGCCCTTCTAACGGAGCGGGGCGGCGCAAAACGCCGCCCCTCACCGCTCATGGCACAGATCCACCAAAAGACCGAGACGGCCGTCGCCAACGAAGCGTTGAGCCACATCAAGCAGCCGGCGATCATTCACATCGACACCGACAGCACGCTGGCCGCGCGCGTCATCCGCACGCATTTCGCGAGCGTGCGCGATGCGCTGTTGCGCCAATACCCCTGGAATTTCGCGTCGACGCGCGTGAAGCTGCAGGCCCAGGTGGAAAAGCCGCTCTTCGGCTTCAAGTACAAATACGCGCTTCCCCACGATTGCATGCATGTCCGCTGGCTGGTCGACGCGAACAACCGCGACGATTGGAAAGTCGAGAAGCGCGCGATCATCACCGATCTCTCACCGCCGCTGAAAGTCATCTACACGCGCTTTGCCTACGAAGTGGCTTTGTGGGACGCGCTGTTCCGCAAAGCCGACACGCTGCTTTTGGCCGCCGCATGCGGCCCGCAATTGTCCGCCGACGAGAAGCGCATCAAGTGGTGCGAGGACAAGGCGAAGGAATTGCTCCTCTCGGCCTATCCGTCCGACGCGGCCGAGGGTAAGCCCGAAGACCTGGCGCGCGGGGATTGGCTCGATTCGAGGTTCGACGTCGGGACCGACGACTTCCTCGCGCTTCCGATCGTCGAGGTGGAATGAATGGGGATCGAGGTTCTCGATCGCGTCATCCGCCGCGCGTTCTCGGGCGGCGAGCAATCGCCGAACCTTGATGCCCGCGCGGATCTCCGCCGCTGGCACACGGCGCTGCAGATCTGCGAAAACTTCGTGACGCTGGTCCAAGGGGGTGCGACCAGGCGCTCGGGCACCCGCGACGTTCACGAGGCGGTCGACGAAGTCTCGCAGCTCGTTCCCTTCGCCTATTCGGCCGATGACGGCTATGCGATCGAATTCGGCGAAGAGATCGCGCGCTTCTTCCGCGATTACGCGATCCTCGAGAGTGCGCCCGACACGCCGTTCGAGCTCGAGACGCCGTTCACCGAAGACGACGTCGCGGTGCTCGATTACACGCAATCGGCCGACGTGCTGTTTCTCGCATGCGGCAACCGGCCGATCCAAAGGCTCGCGCGCAACGACACGCTCGATTGGGAGATCGACGATCTCCCGACCAAGCTCGGGCCGTTCATGGACGAGAACGGCGAAGACGGGATCGAGCTCTCGACCGATGAAGTCGGCGAGCTCGAGAAGGGCGACGCTTTCACGCTGACCGCGTCGGCCGATCTGTTCGCCGCGCAACATGTCGGCGCGCTGTGGAAGATCTCCGTCATCGATCGCAGCAAGTACGAGCAATGGGCTCCGGGGCTTCATCTGTCGGTCGGCGATTTCCGCTATTGGGGTGACAATCTCTACAAGCTCACGGAGATCCACGCCGGCGACGACGTCGCCACGGGCAGCAATCCGCCGGTGCATACGTTCGGCGAGGAATGGGACGGGCCGGGCGGCGATTCCAATCTCGGCTACAAGTGGCTGTATCTGCATTCCGGCTGGGGCGTCGTGAAGGTGACCGAGTTCACCGACGCGCAGAATGTCGAGGTCATCGCGGAGACGTACATCCCGCGCGATCTCGAGGATGGAACATGGCGTTGGGCCGAGGGCGCCTGGTCGGAGCATCGCGGGTTTCCACGCGCGATCGCGATCCATCAACAGCGCTTGTATGCCGCCTCGACAAGAGCGCAGCCGCTTCACGTATGGGCGAGCGTGATCGACGACTATCCGAATTTCCGCGCGAGCTCGCTCGCGACCGATGGGTTCAGCCGCCAACTGCAGGGCGCATCGAACAAGGTCAATTTGATCCGCTGGCTTCTCGCCGGCACGCGCTTTGCGATCGGAACCGCCGGCGAGGAATTCGCTATCCCGACGTCGTCGACGCGCGAGCCGATCACGCCCGGCAATGTCACGGTCGACACCGCGACGGATGAAGGATCCTATCCGGCGAAGGCGATCAAGGTCGGCAATCCGATCTTTATCTCGGCGGATGGCAAGCGCGTTCACGAGCTCACCTATGATTTCGCCGGCGACGCCTACAACGCGCCCGATCTCACCATCTTCGCCGATCACATGTCGGGCCAGGGCTCGACCGTGTTCCAGCAGATCGTATGGCAACGCGATCCGTACCGGCTGCTATGGGCGCGGCGATCGGACGGCATGCTCGCGTGCTCGACCTACCGCAAGGATCACGAGGTCAATTCCTGGCATCGCCATCCGATCGCGAACGGCCGCGGCAAGGTGAAGTCGCTTTGCGTCACGCCGTCATCCGACCGCACGCGCCAGGATCTCTGGATGATCGTCGAATATGACGATCTCGAGGCCGGCCCCGTGCGCCGTGTGCAGGCGCTCGCGGCGTTCTTCGAACGCGGCAATCTCGACGTGAAGGGCGCCTGGTTCGTCGATTGCGGATTTGAGTACGACGGCGCGCCCGTCTCGACCATCACCGGCATTCCGGCGTTCCTCGAGGGCGAGGAGGTGAAGATCCTCGCGGACGGCAAAGTGCGGCCGGCGCAAGTGGTCGACGGCGGCGAAGT